ATTGTATATAAGTTACTTTGTCTCAAGGATCCTGCCCGTTATTTTGGAAAACCTTCAGGGGATGCTATTGATATTATTAATATTGCTATCAACGCCCAACAGGCGAAAAACGTCTTCTTCAAAGGATTCAAAACAAAGATAGAAAAGTCTGAATGGTTTGCTGGAAAGTTTAATGCTAAGGCAGAATCCATTGAGTTTGATAAGGCTATTACAGTTTACTCTGGTCACTCTGAGCGTGAGTCTCACGAGGGTCTTAACCTTATTCTGGCTGTACTTGACGAGATCTCTGGTTTTGCACAAGAGATTGGAACTGGTAATGACCAAGGTAAGACTGCAGACAACATCTACAAAGCCTTCCGTGCTTCTGTAGATTCTCGTTTCCCAGACTTAGGAAAGGTAGCCCTGCTGTCGTTCCCTCGTTATCCTGGAGACTTTATCTCCCAGAGATACGATGCTGTAATTGCAGAAAAAGAAGTGGTAACAAAGAAACATAAGTTTGTTATGAATCCAGATCTTCCAGAAGATGCTGAGGGTAATTCCTTAGAAATTGAATGGGACGAGGATACCATTATCAATTACAAGTTCCCAGGAATGTTTGCTATTAAACGTCCTACTTGGGTTGTAAATCCTACTCGTAAGATTGATGATTTTAAGTTGGCATTCTATACAGACATTGGTGATGCTATGCAACGTTTTGCTTGTGTACCAACCTTCTCCTCTGATGCATTCTTCAAGCAGGTAGAAAAGGTTCGATCAACAATGACCATTAGAAATCCTATCGACAACTTTAAGAGATTTGACGAATCATTCAAGCCTGATCCAGACAAGAAATATTTTGTGCATGCTGACCTTGCACAGCGTCACGACAAGTGTGCTGTAGCAATTGCTCACGTAGAGAAGTGGGTAAATATTCAGGTAGTTAAGGATTATAATCAAGTAGCACCTATTGTAGTAGTAGATGCTGTAGTTTGGTGGGAACCAAAGATTGAAGGTCCAGTAAACCTATCTGAGGTTAAGCAATGGATTCAAAATCTTCGTAGACAAGGATTCGATATTGGAATGGTCTCATTTGACCGTTGGCAATCATTCGATATTCAGAATGAGTTAAACCAGGTTGGAATGAGAACTGAAACTGTTTCGGTAGCAAAGAAACACTATGAAGACATGGCAATGTTAATTTATGAAGAAAGATTAGTCATGCCTATGATAGACTTGTTATTTGAGGAATTAACTGAGTTAAAGATTATGAAGAATAATCGTGTAGACCACCCTCGCAAATCTTCCAAGGACCTCGCAGATGCGGTCTGTGGTGCTATATTTGGAGCCATATCCCATACTCCAAAGAACCAAAATCAAATCGTTGAGATTCACACATTCAAGGATAGACCAAAAACTACTCAAGAATTGTTTGACGATCAGCCAAAACAAGTGATTAATGCTTCTAAAAAAGAAGTAAGAGACTATCTGTCAAGATTTGATTTAATCTAAAGTTGACAATATATTGTTGACCTGCTATACTGATATAACGTGTAAATACACAATCTAAAAATATAAGGAGAAATACAACTATGACTTCATTCAAGAAGCCACTTATTGCTATTGCCACGGCAGTAGTACTCGCTACAACCGCTCTGGTTGCTGTACCTGCACAGGCTGCAGTTACCGCTACTGTTACTGTTGCTACTGCAGCACCTGCTACTGCTGGTACCTCAGAGGCAACTGCTATTGCTATTCCAGTTCCAGTTGCTGGTCCAGTAGACCTGACCAACAGTGTTCGTCTTTCGTTTGCAGGAATTACTGCAGGTGTTCGTGTAACTGCTGTTGCAACCAACGCTATCCTGCTCACTTCGCTGACTGGTGCTACCAATGCATCAGGAGATGCTCGTGTAGCAATTGAGACTGGTACTGGAACCACTGCAGATATCTATGTCTTTACTAAGACTACTGCTGTTGGATCTGTTGCCGTTACCATTGGTGACACTACTACAACTTACTACGTTAAGGGTATTGCTGGAGCATTGAAGACCATTGGTCTTTCGGCACCAGAGTCTGCCCCATTGGGAACTGTTGCTAAGGTAAACGTTCTGGGTGCTGATGCATTTGGAAATGCCGTTACTGCAGATGCTCGTGTTATTGTATCGACCAACGGTATTGTAACTACTGACGTTACTCGCACCAATGGCGTTTACAATGTTACTGTTCCAAACACTGGTTCGGTTTCGGTTACTGTTTATACTGACACTATTGCTCAGGTAAGCAAGACTATTGTTTCTCGTGACCTGCTGGCTGAGATTGCTGCTGGTAATGAGAACATTGCTAAGTTGAATGCTCAGGTTACTGTTCTTCAGGCTCAGTTGGCTACCGCACAGGCTGCTCTAGTTGCCGAGAAGAATGCTCACACTGCAACCGTAGCCAAGGCAACTGCTGATGCTGCTACTGCTAAGGCTGCTGCAGATGCCACCCTGGCTGCTCAGATTGCTGCAGACAATGCTGCGTTCAACGCACTGGCTGCAAAGTGGAACAAGAAGTTCCCTAAGTCGAAGGTTGCTCTTCGCAAGTAAATCGGATATAATAGAGAGGGGAAGGATGAAAAATTCCTTCCCTTTTCTTATCCCCAAATCATAAAAAGGAGTTAAAATAGATGTCTATCACTATTGTATATTTCTCCAATTATTCGGGGAATACAAAGCGATTCGTAGAAAAGATTGACAATGGACATTTCAACATTATTAGGATTCCTATTCTTTGGGATAGTAGCAATCCTCTTATTGTCAGCGATAGGTATATTCTTTTTGTTCCAACTTATGGTGGGGGCAGTGAGAAAAGTGCAATCCCACGACAGGTTCGACATTTTTTAAATGTACCTCAAAATAGAGAATTCCTACAAGGCGTAGTAGGATTTGGCAACACAAACTTTGGAGAGCATTACTGCAAGGCTGCAGATATGATTTCCATAAAAACTGGAGTACCAGTATTGGGCAGGGTAGAAATATTCGGTACCAATGAAGACGTAAATAAAATACAGGAAAGGTTGGGGTTATATGACACCAAGTAATGGTTATAGTTACCATGAATTAAACGCTATGCTTAATCTATACGGAGCAGATGGCAAGATCCAATTTGATAAGGACAAGGAGGCAGCAAGAGCATACTTCCTAGACCATGTAAATCTAAACACTGTATTCTTTCACAGTCTAGAAGAGAAACTTCACTATCTAGTTGAACATGATTACTATGAAAAGGAAATCCTTGATCAGTATGACTTTGACTTTATTAAGACAATGTTCAAGAGAGCATACGGCTACAAGTTCCGATTCCCAACATTCGTAGGAGCCTACAAATTCTATAGCCAGTATGCACTAAAGACATTTGATGGTGAGCGTTACCTAGAGCGTTTTGAGGACCGTGTGGTCATGAATGCTTTGATGCTTAGTCGTGGAGACAAGAAGATGGTTCCAGGATTGATTGATGAAATTATTTTTGGTCGCTTCCAGCCAGCCACTCCTACATTCCTAAATGCAGGACGCAAGCAGCGTGGAGAATATGTCTCCTGCTTCCTATTGCGTGTTGAGGATAACATGGAATCGATTGCTCGTGCAGTTAATTCATCACTTCAACTATCAAAGCGTGGTGGCGGTGTTGCACTTAACCTAACAAACATTCGTGAACTTGGTGCACCTATCAAGAAGATTGAGAATCAGTCTTCAGGAATTATCCCAGTAATGAAGATGCTTGAGGATGCTTTCTCATATGCAAACCAGTTGGGTTCACGTCAGGGTGCAGGTGCTGTTTATCTAAATGCTCACCACCCAGATATCCTACGATTCCTTGACACTAAGCGTGAGAATGCAGATGAAAAGATGCGTATTAAGACTCTTAGTATTGGTGTAGTCATTCCAAATGTTACTCTAGAGTTGGCTCGTAACAACGAGGACATGTACCTGTTCTCGCCATACGATATTCAAAGGGTATATGGAAAGCCAATGAGCGATATTTCTATTACAGAACACTACAACGATCTTGTAGATAACCCAGAAATTCGCAAGTCTAAGATTAAAGCACGTGTCTTGTTTGAGCGTATTGCTGAACTACAGTTTGAGTCAGGGTATCCATATATCATGTATGAAGATACTGTCAATGAAGCAAACCCAGTTGCTGGACGTATCAACATGTCCAATCTATGTTCAGAGATTCTTCAGGTAAACACTGAAAGCACCTACAAGGCAGACCTTGGCTATGACATCATGGGTAAAGACATTAGTTGCAACCTTGGTTCCATGAACGTAGCAAAGGCTATGGAGTCTCCAGACTTTGGTAAGTCTGTAGAGATGGCTATCCGTGCTTTGACTGCTGTATCAGATCTCAGCAACATAGAATCAGTGCCATCTATTGCTTATGGCAATGACAAGAGTCACGCTATTGGTCTTGGTCAGATGAACTTACATGGTTACTTCGGTAAGGCTGAAATGTTCTATGGAGAAGAAGAGTCAATTGACTTTACCAATATCTATTTCTATACCGTTCTATACCACGCTCTTCGTGCATCTAACAAGATTGCAAGAGAACGTAACCAGGTATTCGACGGCTTTGAAAATTCTAAATATGCTAGTGGAGAATTCTTTACCAAGTATACAGATAAGGCGTGGAAGCCAGCAACTAAGAAGGTTGCTAAGATATTTGCTGATGCAAACATTGCAATCCCAACTCAGGATGATTGGAAGACTTTGGCAGTAGCGGTAGCCAAGCACGGTATCTACAACCAGAACCTACAGGCAGTACCACCTACAGGATCTATCTCATATATCAATAACTCAACATCATCTATTCACCCTATCGCTTCTCAGATTGAGATTCGTAAGGAAGGAAAGATGGGTCGTGTTTACTACCCAGCACCATACCTAACTAATGACAACCGTCAGTATTTCCAGGATGCATATGAGATTGGTCCAGAAAAGATTATTGATGTTTATGCTGCTGCAACCCAGCACGTAGATCAGGGTCTTTCTCTGACACTATTCTTTAAGGATACTGCTACTACCCGTGATGTAAATAAGGCACAGATTTACGCATGGAAGAAGGGTATTAAGACTAT